GGTTCAGACAACTTATCAGTTCCAGAATCAGTTGATTATGGGAGAATGAAGAGTAGTGGTGGCAGACCACAGAAGATTGTACCATTGTCCCGTAGCGGAACAAGTGTAAATCCAGTCAAGCCACAAGGTATTGATGATGTTTTAGATTTAAGTCTATTACCCAAATTTGATGGTATAGATTTTGGTCAGAAAAACAATACTACAGATGTTTTAGCTAAAGTGGTAAATAAATACTTCTTTGTCATATATCTGGTAAATAAGGACCCTTCAAATCCTTTTACCCAACGTATAGGACACTCTGTCAATCTAGAATCTCAAATTTTCATGTTTCCTTTTCATTTTATTCTATTAGTAAGAAAACATATAGAAATGATGAAATGTAAAAATCCTGAGGTAATATTTTCCACCACAAACGGAAAATTAAAGTATAGAGTTGATATTAATGACTTTTTAACTACATTTAAGACTACTGTTTCAGCAGCCGATAATGATATTTGTGTTCTCAAAATTAGAGGAGCACAAAAGTTTTCTAAGGGCATTATTAACAATTTATTGACTAAAGGGGATTATTCTAGATTACTCAGGACGACAAGTTTTGAAGCCATACTTTTTGGAACAAGAACTTCTTTTGAAGATAAGACCACTATATTTATGAATACAAGCTATATCAATGCTTCTATGAATAAAGGATCTGTTACGGTAGATGCAGTATGGGATGATCAAAATTCCGCATATAATTTGTTTAATACATTTATGTATAAGACAAATAGTGGAAAAGGAGATTGTGGGTCTTTACTTACAGTTAATAATTCAAATTTTGGAAATCGAATATTCTGTGGTATACATACAGCAGGAGGTAATGGTTTCGGTTTTTCAACTTCCTTGGATTATGAATCTATAAAACAACTCATTGCTGACACTTATGGTGAAAGTGAAGTGTTTGAAAAAGAAGAACTTCCAGATTATCTTGTACCGCCAACAATAGAACCTCAAGCAGGCTTAATGCCCACTTATAGGTTAGATCCATTGTACTATTCCCCTTCCCCTAGCAGGTCTTCAATTAAGAAATCTGCTTTATATGGAAACTTGCCAGGCAATTACGCAAAAGTTAACACCCTACCGGCTAAACTTAAAAGTTTCACGAATTCCAAAGGGGAACTTATAGACCCCGGTAGACTTTCCTTTTCTAAATATAGTATGTATCCACCTCCGATCTCATTTGATAGAGTGGATGCAGCTATAAATTCGTATGAAAACTTAATCAGTAATTATAGTAGTGTTCTTAGAGAACATAGAGTTAGTTACCCTTTAAGGACAGTACTACATTCATTTGAAAATTTGAATACTATAGCTTCTAGTACTAGTTCAGGTTTTCCCATGAGTAATACATCAAGTAGTGATCTTAAAAAGATTTATTACAATGCTATACAAGAGGGAAATAATGACATAGTTGAAGAAGCTTATGGGAAAATACATACTGAAGTGGAAAGAGTTAAAGGCTTATATGCACGTAAAATACGTCCATTTTTCATTTATAAACAATGTCTCAAGGATGAAACACTTCCGAGAGAAAAAGTACTTATAGGAAAAACCAGACTTTTTAGTGCTTGTCCTTTTATACTTCTTTGCATGTTTCGAATGTATTTCGGAGCGTTTATTTCAGAGTATTTTTCAATGAACTTGGATGTAGGTTCTGCTGTAGGAATTAACCCGTATTCGCATGATTGGGATTCATTAGCACGAAGGTTATTAACCTTTGCTGATAGTGCGTCTGATCCGGCTATAGGAGCCGGTGATCAAGGCCAATTTGATGCACGTCAATGGCCTGTTATTCATAATGCTATATTAGAAATGATAAATAGGTGGTATGGAAAAGACAATCCTGACAATTTGATTAGAGCACAGTTGTATCAGGAGGTTGCATTTTCACGCCACTTGTTTGAAGACCACATATATGAGTGGCATTCAGCTTTACCTAGTGGAAATCCTATGACAG